CTCCGGCTCCGGCACCGCCGCCGAGGTCACCGCCGCCTCGTCCGACTGGCTCGGCGTCGCCGGCCACGACGCCGCCTCCGGCGATGACGTCACCGTCTACTGCGAGGGCGTGCAGCGCCTCACCGCGGTCGGCGCGATCACCGCCGGACAGACCGTCGAGGGCGCCGCCAACGGCGGCGTCGCTGCACACACCAACGGCACCAACGACATCAACGTCGTCGGCACCGCACTCACCACGGCCGCCTCCGGCGCGCTCGTCGAGGTGTCCCTCCTCCGCTGAGGAGAGGGACAGGAAGGACTACGGACGTGCCGTACACGTACCCCCCGGCGGCCCCGACCATCTCGGGCGACATCGTCACCATCTCCCGGTTCCTCAACAGCTCAACCCTCGTGGCGCGGCGACTGCGGACCATCCTCGAGAACCGCTACATCGCCGACACCCTCCTCACCGGACGGTTCAACGTCGAGGGCGGCGCGGTGCAGTACGAGAGCGGGGAGACCATCTTCGCCCTCGACGACCCCCGTGCCGTCGCGCCCGGCAGCGAGTACCCGCTCACCAACCTGAGCACCGGTGCCGCGTCGATCGCGAAGACCCGCAAGTGGGGCGAGGACACGAAGGTCACCGACGAGGCCATCAAGCGGCAGAACTTCTCCCCCGTGGAGCGGGGTCTGCTGAAGCTCGCCAACACCAACGTCCGCTTCGTCGACGGCATCGCGCTCGCCGCGATCGCCTCGGCGGTCACACAAGCGTCCGCGGTGACGGCCGCGTGGACGAGCGCCACCGCGGCGCAGATCTTCAAGGACGTCGCCCTGGTGAAGGCGCAGATCGTCGCGCTGAACCAGGGCTACGAGCCCGACACCGTAGTGGTGTCGGACCTCGCCTGGGCCAACGCGTTCTCCGCGTTCGTCGCCGCCGGGTACTTCGCCCGCGAGGACGCCGCGCAAAACCCCGTTATCACCGGCGCGTTCCCGGTGCTGAACGGGATGCGGTGGCTCGTCACGCCGAACCTGCCCACCCCGGGCACCGCCCTGGTGCTCGACTCCACCGCCCTTGGTGGCATGGCGGACGAGCAGCTCGGGGGACCCGGCTACGCCGCGGCACCGGTCGGCCCGGCCGGCATCGAGGCGAAGTCGATCCGCGAGGACAAGACCGACTCGTGGCTGCTCCGCTGCCGCCGGGTCACGGTTCCCGTGATCCTCGAGCCCGCGTCCGCGTGGCGCCTGACGGGGGTGGGCGTCTGATGGCCGAGCACATCGTCACCGTCCCCCTCGTCATCGCCAAGCAGCAGGACCTCACCGACGTGTACCTCTACGAGGGCGCGATCGTGCCGGACTCGGTCAGCGCGACCGAGCGTGAGCGTCTCCTCGACGGCGGCTTCATCGAGGACACCGAGGTGATCGCCGAACGCATCGCCACCGCCATCAAGCAGGCGGAGGAGCGCGACACCGCCGCCCGCGAAGCGGCCGAGGCACGAGAGGCCGAGGCGACCGCAGCCGACGAGGCCGAGCGTGAGGCCGCCATCGAGGCCGAGGTGCAGAAGCGCGTCGCCGCCCAGCAGGGCAACGGCCGCGGCGGCCGCCAGCAGGGCCAGCAGGGCGAGACCGGCAAGTGATCGAGCAGGGGGTGATGGTGTGATCTCGTACGGCGACATCAGCGACGACGAGGACCTCGGACGTCGCGTCCTCGTGCGAGCCCGCGCCATCGCCCCCTGCCTCGACTCCCTCGACCGGGAACGCGAGAACGACGCGATCGCCATCCTCAAGGGCGTCGTCGCCGAGATCCCTACCGCGGGGTCGAGGCGGGTGCGTTCCCGCAGTCGCAACGGCGTCTCGGTCACCTACAGTGACATCGGGTCCGCCTTCACCACCGACGACATCGCCGCCCTCCGATCCCTCTGCAGCGGTGAGGCAGCTGCGACGGGCTCCGTCGGTAGCTTCCCCACCGCTCGCCCGTACGGACGGCTGTGGCCCGACTCGGAGCGGTACCCGTGAGCTGGGACGCATTCGCCTACCCCCACCGCGTCTCCATCCGCGCACGACGGCGCGGGGGCGGCATGGGCGGCGGACACGCACCCGCCCGCACCGTCCGTGCCGAGGTGCGGGACGAGCAGCGCCTCGTCCGCAACATCGACGGCGCCGAGGTCGTGTCATCCACTCAGGTCACCGTCGCCCTCGACGTGGTCGCACCGGTCGAGTCGCTCGTCACCGTGTGGCCCGGTACGTCCGCCGAGCGGGAGGCGCAGGTGCTCTCGGTCGCCCGCGACGACAACCGTGACGTCGACCTCGACTCCTTTCAGACCCTGTCCCTGCAGTAGTACCAGGAGGGCATCGTGAAGAACCTCGTCCCCGTCCTGAGCCTGCTCGAGAAGGCGCATCGCGAGGGCGCCCGCGACGGCGCACGCGCGGTGCTGCAGCGGGCCCGCGACCTCAGCCCCACCGACACGGGCGCGTCGGACAAGTCCGGCTTCGTTGCCGTCGATGACCTCACCGTGCAGGTCGGCTTCCGCTCCCTCGTGTCGCGGCTGCAGCACGAGAACCTCGACTGGCAGCACGAGGGCGGCGGGCAGGCGAAGTTCCTCGAGGCGGCCGCCGACCAGGTCGACGTCGCCCCCTACGTCGCCGCGAGAATCCGAGCCGAGCTTGGATGACGAGACACTGACGGTCGCGGTCTGCGCCCACCTCGGCGGCATCGACGGGTGGGCCTGGTCCGACAGCACCGCGTACCCAAGCGACCAGGTCGGCGTGTACTACGGGTCGATCCCGGACGCACCCGACCTCGCCGTCGGGGTCCGCCTGTACGGCGCCACCGACGACGACCTCAGCACACGCCGCGTGCAGCTCCGCCTCCGCGGCGCACGCCAAGACCGCGCCGGCGCCGACCGGCTCGGGGCCGCCGCGCTCGAGCGCATGCACTCCACCCCGCACCCGCCCGGCATCGCCTACATCCGCCGACAGTCCATGGCGCCCTACGGCGCCGACACCAACCAGCGCGAAGAGCGCACCGAGAACTACCTCATCATCCTCGACAACAAGGAGTCAGCCCATGCCTGAGAAGGTGCCCCTTCCCGCCGGTACGACGCTCGGCAAGAGCTACGAGTACGGGCTGGACTGCAACCTCAACACGACCGCGTCGCCGATCTGGCAGCCCTTCCGGCGGATCAGCGGCTTCCAGCCCACCCCGACGCCGACCACGCAGGACGCGCAGACCTACGACGACCTCGGCGCTCAGAACAACGACGTCACCGGGTGGTCCTGGCTCGTCGCGTTCAACGTCTTCGTCAACCGGTCCTTCAGCACGGGCCTGTACCTGCCGGAGATCGAGGCGATCCTCGCCCGCACCCGCCCCTCGGCGAAGGGTGAGGCGGCGACCATCGAGTGCCGCTGGTATCACAAGCCCGAGGCCGGCACCCCGAACCCGACCGACGCCGGCCAGGGCATCGCCACCGTCGCCTACACCCGGTCGAACACCGGCGCCGACGGCGCGATCGAGCAGCTCGCGGTCACCCTCACCGGCAAGGGCCCCTACACGGAGATCGCGAACCCCTTCACCGGGTGGAACGACGCCGCACCGCCCGCGGTCGCCTCCGTCACCCCCTCCGGCCGCTCCGCCGGGCAGCAGGTGACCATCACCGGCACCGGCTTCCTCGGCGCCACCGACGTCCGCTTCGGCGCCACCTCCGTGCAGTACACGGTCGTGTCCCCGACGACGATCATCGCCACGGTCCCAACCGGCTCCGCCGGCGCCGTCGCAATCACGGTCGTCACCCCGCGCGGCACCTCCACCGCCGTCAACTACACGAGGGCGTAACAGATGGGCGCCGTCGACTTCGGCGAGTGGGTGGCGCCCGACCTCGAGGTCACGCTGGGGGGCCGCACCTACTGGGTGCAGCCCCCCACCGTCGCCGAGATGAAGAAGGTCCTCGCCGCAGCCGTCCGCGGCGAGGTGAAGCTGCGCCTCGTCGACGCCGACATCCCCGCCGAGGTGCAGACCGTCCTCAACACCATCACCCCCGGCGAGCACCCCGCCCTCGGACCGGTGTACCAGCAACTCATCGACGACGGCGTCCCCTCGGCCACCATCGACCGCATCGGCTACTACGCCGTGTTCTTCTGGGCACGCGGCCGCGAGTACGCCGACGCCCTCGCGCAAGCCCTATGGATGCCACGCGAGCTCGGGGCCGAGGCAGGTGAAGCGGCCCCAAAAGGCTGATCACCGCCGAGGACTGGGCCCCCTACGGCATCGGTGAACCCGACGACGACGGCTGGTACCCCGACTACCGTCCCGTGCCCCAGGAGATGCTCCCCGCACACGCCGCCGCCCCCGCCGACGAGACGAAACCACCGGAGATCGACGCGTCCATCCTCGCGCTCCTCACCCACTGGCGCCTCGTGATCGCGGAGCTCGCCGAACGCGGCATCGACCTGTACGACACCGCCGTGCTCGCCCGCCCGTGGCCCGGGATCCGGACGGTGATCTTCTCCCTGCTCGACTCACCGACCCGACTGAGGGCGGCGCTCACCCGGAAGTGAGGGACTCATGGCCCTGCGCGCCGCCGAGCTCGAGATCCTCTACACCGCCGACATCACCGACGTCGAACGGAAGGACAAGGCGGTCAAGGACGCGGGGGAGCGCACCGAGAAGACCCCCGTCAAGAAGAAGATCCTCGGCGACGAGAAGGACGCACTCGCCGGCATGGACCGCGTCGAGAAGGCGGCGAAGCGACTCGTCTCCCAGGACACGGCCCTCAAGCTCGACGCCGACATCACCCGCGCGGAGAAGAACCTCGACCGCGCCAAGCAGCGCCTCGAGGACCTCAGCGTCCGCGCGCTCGGCGGCCTCGACGTCACCGCCGACACCAAGCGCGCCGAGGCGGCCCTGTCCAAGATCGAGCGCAACCTCGACGGGCTCCGCACCGCCCGCTCACAGATCGAGATCGACGCCGACACCGTCAAGGCCGAAGCCGAACTCGAGCAGCTCACCAGCAAGGCACGCGACGCCGGCGCGAAGGCCGGCGACGCCGGAGGCCGTTCCCTCTCCGAGGGGCTCGACTCCGCCACCCGCGGCGCCGGCGAGAAGGTCGGCGCCGTCGTCGGCGGCGACATCGAGGGCACCCTCGTCTCCGCTCTCGCCGCGATCCCCGTCGCCGGCGGTGTGATCCTCGCCGGGGTCGCCATCGGAAAGGCGATCACCGGCGCCATCCAGGACGGACTCGCGCAGGAGGTCGGCATCGACCGGCTGCAGGGACTCACCGGCATCAGCGAAGCCGACGCCATCCGCCTCGCCCGTGTCGCCGGCGAGGCGTACACGCGCAACTTCGGTGAGTCCATCGAGGCGAACATGGACACCACCCGCCTCGCCCTGCAGTTCGACCTCATCGACGACGACACCACCACCCGGCAGGCGCAGCGCGTCGTCGAGGGACTTGCCGGCATCGCCGACGCGCTCGGCGAGGACGTGCAGCCGGTCGCCACCGCCGTCACCACCCTCCTCCGCAACGGCCTCGCGAAGTCCGCCGACGAGGCGTACGACCTCCTCGCCTCCGGCGCGCAGAAGGGCCTCAACCGGAACCAGGACCTCCTCGACACCCTCACCGAGTACCCGGTCGTACTCGAGCGGCTCGGCCTCTCCGGAGCCGAGTCGCTCGGCCTGATCAACCAGGGCCTCGAGGCCGGCGCCCGCAACACCGACGTCGTCGCGGACGCGCTCAAGGAGTTCCAGATCCGCGCTACCGACGCGACCGAGCTCAGCGCGGCCGGGTACGAGCGGCTCGGACTCTCCGCCGAGGAGATGACGGCGAAGATCGCCCGCGGAGGAGCGGACGCCCGAGAGGGCCTCGACATCGTCCTCGACCGGCTCCGTGCCACCGAGGACCCGGTGCAGCGCAACGCCGCCGCCGTGGAGCTCTTCGGCACCAAGGCGGAGGACCTGGGGGAGGCGCTGTTCGCGCTGGACCTCGACACCGCCGCGTCGCAGTTCGACACCCTCGAGGGGTCCGCCCGCCGGATGTTCGACACCCTCGCCTCCAACGACGCGTCCAAGATCGAGTCCGCGCAGCGGAACATCGAGGTCGCCGCCGACGGCATCAAGGGCGCCCTCGCCGCCGCCTTCTCCGAACCCCTCGGAGAGCTCGCCGACTTCGTGTCCCGCAACCGCGGACCCGTCATGCAGTTCCTCCTCGACATGGCCAACGGAGCACTCGACTTTGGCGAGAACATGGTCAACGCCGCGGCCGACGGGTCCGAGGCGCTCGGCGAATTCATCGCCGGACCCGGCGCCGACATGCTCCAGACCATCGCCGACGTGCAGAAGTTCATCAACCCCTTCGCAGACACCTCCGCCATCGACGCGACCATCGCGTCAATGCGCGGCTTCGACGACACCACCGAGGCCGCCGCCGACCAGATCCGCGACCGGCTACTGCCCGGCATCAACGACGCACGCGACCGAATGAACGAGTTCGGCGAAGGCGCCGTCGCCATGGGCTACCTGAACGACGCCTCCTACCGGCTCGCGGAGAGCATGGCCGCCGTCGGAGTAGGCGCGGACGGAGCCCGCATCGGACTCGAGGGCATCGACCTCGCTAACCTGCGGGCCTCCGACTCGGGCAAGATCCTCGACGATCAGATCCGCTCTGCAATCGGCGCTTTGCTTGAGGAGGTTGACGCAGCGGCCGCCGCCGGCGAGGGGCAAGACGAGCTCGCCGCTCGGTACCGCAACGGCACTGAGGCCCTCGTGAGTCAGCTCACCCAGATGGGTCT